GCACTGGAGCAAGCATGAGCTACGCAGACGTTGAGATGAAAATCATCCAGTGGGCTGAAGCTCGGAAGATCATTCCAAACAGCACACCTGACACGCAGTTGCTCAAGGCTATGTCTGAGCTTGGCGAACTGGCTGATGCAACCATCAAAAAGGACCGTGAAGGCATCGTTGACGGCGTTGGTGATGTGATGGTCTGCCTTATCAATTACTGCGCCCTGCAAGACATCAATTTGGTGACCTGCATGGAACAGGCTTATGCCGAAATCAAGCACCGCAAGGGCACACTGATGCCCAATGGCGTGTTCGTCAAGGAGTCATAATGCTTTGCAACTCTTGTGAAACAGCAGCACAGTGCTACAACACTGGTCCGATTTGCCAGAAACCAACCATCCGTGTTTCTGCGCTCGACAAGCAGGTATCGGGCAACCACTACAAGGACAAAGGCATCCAGCCTATCGTCTACATCCATGCAAACGATCTAGGCTTTTGTGAAGGCAACGTAGTGAAATACGTCACCCGTCATAAATCCAAAGCCGGGAAAGATGATATACTTAAAGCGATTCATTATCTTGAATTGCTTTTGGAGCTTGAGTATGGTCAAACTAATGAGCAAGTGTTGCACAAGGTGCAAAAGTGACAAGTCATTGTTTGATTTCTCAGATCATCCCGGCTTGCTTGATGGAAAGCAGTCTCAATGCAAAGATTGTTTTGCAGAAAGAGCGAGGCTAAAAAGAGTTGGCAAGCCATGCATTTCTTGTGGAAACCCAAAAGAACAGGGAGTCTCAAGAGGCGCAAGGCTTTGCCTTTCTTGCTCCGCTACGTGTTTTGAGTGCAAAATAAATCCACGTAGAAAGCAGCATCGGCTATGCAAAGAATGTCAGGCAAAAAGAGATAAGCAAAATAATAGCCTTCCTAAGAATCAACATAAAAATAGGATTTCTAGGATTGCGACAATTTACAAAGTCACAAAAGATGTGGCCGAAAAACTAGCCAGCGAAACAAATTGCTTTGTTTGTGAAAAAGAATTTAGCGACCCTAGAGATCGACACATAGATCATTGTCACAAGACCGACAAAGTTAGAGGCGTTCTTTGCTTTAACTGCAATGCATCACTTGGTCATGTGAATGACAATCAAACTAGGCTTGCAAAGCTGATCGAATATTTAGCAAAGCATCAGAATGGCGCTGCTGACATCCGCAAGGCCATTCACTACCTAGAGTTGCTGCTGGAATTGCAGTATCAAGACAAGACTTCCAGAACGTGATTGATGTGCTTGATGCGGTCATCTAGGCCAATTACGCCGCCATTGATTTTCTTGGTCATGGCGGTGTAATCCTTGGCATCTGCCTCTTTGTTGAGGCCACGCTTATTCCAGAACCATGCAGCCGACAGCGCAGCATATTTTGGCGACAACAAAAGGTCAGGCGAATGAATGAAGTCTTCACGCAAAGCATCACCACACAAGGTGTAGTTATCCTTGCCAGTCAATTGGATCAGGCCACGGCCTTTATACAGACTGCCCTCCTCGGTTTCTTCGGTTCCATTCCCCATACGACCACCGTATACCTTGTTTGCGATCTTGTCGGGATTGCGGTGATACGGCTGTGCTGCCTCAAGATTCGGGAAGCGGCTAGGCCAGACACGGCACAGGGCTTCCGCTGAATAGTTCAAGTTCTCTTGCAGCGTCTTGAAGTTGCCTGATTCGTGAGCGCATTGACCAATGAAAGCTGCCATCCGCAATGTAGTGTTGATGTCGTAGCGGATCATGGCCTCGTTCAAAGGCTCAAGCCAATCTTCACTGATTTTCAGTTCTTTGAGTTGTTCTGCGGTAATCATTTCACTGGTCCTGCTTTAGAGAGTAAGTCGGTCTTGGCTTGCGATCCTGCACTGGAGCCAAAGTAATAGGCGATGATGCCCGTCCATGCTGTGCCAAGGCTACCAAGCATCATCAGGATGGCCGGGTTGTTGCTGTCGATCTGGTTGAAGAACATCATCACCATGATGCCAAAGAAGCCAATGGTCACAGCGCCAGCCAAGATAGGAGGCATCATCGACCGGGTAGTGGCTTGCATCTCCCGAGCAGACTTCCTGTCCTCCACCTCCAGCTTGGCAAAGTTTAGGCCCAACTCTTGCGCTTGCTTCTGGAGTTCAATCTCTGCCAGCTTGACCTGTGCGATCTGCTCGGCAGACAGCTTGTTGTTGGAAATCATGTCCTGAACTTGGTCAGGCTCGACACCAACAGCCTTTGAGATGGCCGAGACTGCCATGCCAGCCAAAGGACCGCCAAGCGCCGTAGCAATGGTGGGTGCAATTTGTTTAAGCCAATCCATTCAATTTCCCCTTTTGGTCAACATGGCGCTGGCAATCTCCAGCATGAATCTGGTCTGCTCCAAGTTCTCAGGCGGCTGCGTCCAACCCACTGTGACTTGACCGACAAACCTGTGGCTGTCTGGCGGTACGCTCACCCGGCAGGTAAAGGCCACACCCTTTTCGATGTACCACAGACCCACTTCAGACTGTGCGTAACGATACTCAGAACAAGGAATCTCGTTGGTCATCAACTTGACCACATCGCTGTTGTTTCCCGAGTTTTGGGTAAACAAACCAACGTCAATGTCTTCAATGCTCTTGTCCCTGCCATCCTTGGTGTACGCCTTGTAGAGAACCCGAGAGTTAAACAGAGGGTTGACCTTAAAGATGGCAACCACGGCAGCACCAGTTTGCTTGAACAGCATTGCACTGGCTTCATCGGATCGGCTGGCGTTGATTTCTGGCAGCTTCTTGGACTCTTTGTAGGCATCCAGCATAAAGGTCTGGTTTTGCCACAGGAAGTACCCGGCAAAGGCTACTACGCCCATCAGGAGGATGGCAAACAGCTTGAATGGGCTATCCACATACCCGAGCACCTTGTCGAGCGTGGAATTGGCGTCTAGTTTTTCGCTCATCGGATGTACTTGATGTAAATGACAAGACCATAGATCAGAAGTGCAGCAAAAATGATGGAGGCCATGCCTATGGCGATGTACTCAGCCATCTTTTCCAACTGTGCTGCCCTACGAGCCTGTTCGCGTTTGGCGGCTTCCTGTGCCTCTCTACGCTTTCTGGCTGCGGCAGCTTGGAACCTCACCCAATCATTCCACATTCCCGGCCTACCAGCGTAGACCATGCGCTCACGCAACTCTTCCTCTTGCTGCTTGAGTTGCTCCAGCGCCATGAACTCCGCAAGGTCCGAGCCGCCACCTTTTTGAGTGGCCTTTTCCTGAATCTTGGCTTTGTTGTCAAAGTAGTCGAACACCCGGCTACCAAGCTGATGCAACTCCTTGCCATTGGCAAGCGCACCTTTGATGACCGCAAAAGCAGCATTAGCAGCAGCTATCTCTGCAATCATAGAAGCACCTCAACAAACACTTTGGCGCACCAGACGATGAGCCCTACAAGGAAGGCTGCGGCAATAAATGCTACAGCCCAGTCTTTCATGGCTTATCTTGTTTGTTGTCCAGTTTGTCAAAGATTTGCTTGAGTATGGACTTGACCTCGGCAATGTCTGAACGGTAATCGTCTTTTGCCACATAGGTGTGCGGCAAGTCGTTTACTTTGTCTTCTAGCTTCTGAATCGTGCGAGTCAGGTTGTTGATGACATAGATCGCCAAGAACCCGGCAACTGATACGACTAAGTTGAAAAGCTGTTGGTTGTCCATGTTGCGACTCGACAAAAAAATGTTACCGCATTTTATCAATACTTGCCTTCAGAAAACACATCAACAAGCATTAGACCGTTTTGCGTCACAATGAAAGTGAAATGATTAAATTTGCAAATGATGCGTTCGTTAATTTTTGGTCAAACAGGCGTAAGTGGTGGAATATACTCAGCAATTGGGCCATATTTACCAGCGGTAATGTCAGCAAACATGGCACGGCCATGTGACTCTACGTCATGCTGTGCAGCGGTAAATGGCAAAACTTCGTTACCAAACTGCGATGTTGTAATTTCGCAGTCGATCATTGTGTGTTCTGCATTTGACCAACGTGGGTTGGTTACGGATGTAAGTGTAGATTGCATGATTTATCTCTTAGGAAATTCTTAACCAAACAGCAGACCAAGCAGCATCTACTGCACCCATAAGTCGCCATGTCCCGGACGGGCCGGGAGTGCCAACAAAACCAGTCGGGCTAAGATATTCTAAAGAAGAGCCCGCTAAAGTTGTTCCCGGATTTAATTGCTGTCTTGGATTTGGACACAAATAAGCATAAGTACCAACTGCACCGACAAGAGCCCCTGCGGTTGCCGCAAGCACTTGGGCTGTTGTAGGAGCGGGTATTGTTACTGTAACTGCTCCTGTAAATCCGTTTACACTTGTCACGCCACCGTTCCCGGCAGTTGTTGCGCTTGTTGCTGTAGCAGCATTGCCAGTAATGTTGATAGCCCATGATCCTGAAGCACCTCCACCAGTAGGGCTTGGTACGTTTGTTCCAATTACAAGCCCAAGGTTAGTTCTTGCAGCAGCAGCGGTTGTTGCTCCAGTACCGCCGTTGGCAACAGGAACAGCGTTCACCAGACCATCGGTAGCATCAAGCTGTCCCGCAGTGTTCAGGTTGTTCGCAAGCTGCGAAAGGTTGTAAGCTTGTGTCATTTATGCGGCTCCATCTCGGGCAAAGGTTTGTTGATTCAAGAGAGTTGAATTGTTGTTGAATGCTGTCGTCAAAATGTAGTTTG